CCTGGATATTTCTGTGAATCGTACGCAAACACTGCTGGGGGTTCTGAAAATGGAGCAGTCGGACAGCATGGACGAATACTTGTTCAACAAGTTCATGTTGGGGCGACTTTCTTGTGCCAATACCAATGCAAAAGCCAATGAATTTTTGGTGAAAATGGTGGCGACCATGCATTTGAAGAAAAACATTAGTCTAAAATCCGCCGACAAGATTCGCATGCAAAACGCCGAATTGTTGTTTACGGGCGACGAAAAGGCGGAATCCGACATTTACGAGCTGTTTTTGGTTTCGCAAATCGTCGCGTGTGTTTCCAAATGGACCGAGGAACAGGAAAAAGAGGACGATTCAGAGTCGGAAGATGAGGACGAGGACGAGGACGGTTGGCAGCGGTACTATTATACCTTGGCAAAAATGAGCGAAAACATGTCTTGCGTTTCCAAGGTGAATTATATTGTGAAAAAGATGGTGGCATATATTTTAACCAAGTTTGAATCCGATTTCGACCCCAGAAACGTCATCTTTCACGCATCTGAATACGTGGAACAAAACACGGCCCTAATGCGGTACAAAAACGAAGAGCTGTATTCCCACCAAAAGGAACTGTTTGCTGTTATGAAGCAGCCGAGTGCAAAGCTGGTGCTTTACATTGCCCCCACTGGAACGGGCAAGACGCTGTCGCCCATTGGTATCGACAAGAAAATCATCTTTGTGTGCGCAGCGAGACACATTGGCCTTGCTTTGGCTCGCACCGCCATTTCTGTGGACAAGAAGATTGCCTTTGCGTTTGGTGCGTCGTGTGCCGACGATGTTCGGCTGCATTATGCAGCTGCCAAGGAATACACCAAGAACCGAAAAAGCGGCAAGATTCAAAAGGTGGACAACACCAAGGGCGAAAAGGTGGAAATCATGATTTGCGACATCAAGTCCTACATCCCCGCCATGCTCTACATGCTCGCATTTAACTCCAAAGAAGACATTGTCATGTACTGGGACGAAGTGACGATTAGCATGGATTACGACACTCACGTTTTGCACGACCTGATTCGCACCGTGTGGGCGAAAAATGTGATTCCTAACGTGGTGTTTTCGTCGGCCACCGTACCGTCCATTGATTATTTGGGCGGATTGCGTGCAAGTTTCGACGAAAAGTTTCCCGAAGGAAGTATCCATACGATTCACAGCTTTGACTGCATCAAGTCCATTTCGATGATTGACCCGAGCGGATACGTGGCTCTGCCCCATACGTTGTTTGGCGATTACGACGAACTGCAGCGCACGATTGCGTACTGGGAATCCAACGGCACCATTTTGCGATATTTCGATGCCAAAGAGGTGGGCCAGTTTATCGAGTTTGTCGAGTTGTTCATGGAAGGTGTTTTAGAGGTGGCTGGCAGCAATGACCAAGACGGTGGCCAAGCAGCCATGAATTCGTACATGAAACGCAGCGGACTCATCGAGTCTAACTTTCACTCGGTCTCGGACATTACCATGACATCTATCAAGCAGCATTACATGCGTGTTTTGAAAAGCATCACATCCAAAGCATGGCCGCGATTCTTTGCACAATACAAAAAGAATTACACGAGTCGGCGCATTCAGCCAAGCTCGGAAAGTAATTCCAGCACAGCTGGAGTTTATGTCACCACCAAGGACGCGTATACGCTGACGGATGGACCGACCTATTTCTTCACTGCCGACGTGGGCCAGATTGCCAAGTTTTACGTTCAGCAGGCCAACATTCCTGCCTCTGTCATGGACGACATTATGGCAAAAATCAACCACAACAGCACGGTGACCAAGCGCATTGACGAGCTGGAGCATACCATGGAAGATTTGTTGAAAGAAGACGATGGAGCAAAAGATGACAGCAAAAAGGGCATGAAAGCCACCAAGGACGTGACCAAAAACCCCAAGGTGATGAAGCTGCAAACCCAAATCGAAGGGCTACGAAACAACATTAAAATCGCCAAGCTGAACGATTTGTTTGTGCCCAACAAACCCGACCATTTGAAGCAATACCATGTATGTGAAAGCAACAGTGAAAATATTAACAAGCATTCGCTATATTTCACCAGCAGCATTACCGACGACATTGTCGTTAAAATCATGCAGCTCAACGGCATTGACGACACGCACAAGATTTTGCTGCTCATGGGTATCGGCGTGTTTTCGCAGCGGGACAACGAGACGCTCAACCCCGCGTATCTAGAAGTCATGAAGATGCTCGCGTCCCACCAGCGTTTGTACCTCATCATTGCCAACAGCGACTACATGTGGGGCACGAATTACCAGGCATGCCATGCGTATTTCAGCAAGGATTTGTGTTTGACACAGGATAAAATCTTGCAGGGAATGGGTCGCGTCGGGCGCGGCGACATGCAGCAGGAATACACGGTGCGATTTCGCAGCAATGACCACATTCGCACGCTCTTGTGTGCCGTTGCACCCGAAGACAAGCTGGAGATTGTGAATATGAATAAATTGTTTGGACCATTTGCTATGGAAGAAACAATTCAGAAGCAAGAGGATGCAATTTTGAAACAAAAACAAAAGGAAGAAAAGGAAAAGATGGATGAGCAAAATGACACCAACATACAAAAATTACATGATGTTAATCGCGAAGTGTCGAATCAACTGAAACGCATAGAAAATGAATTCATGCGAGATTTGGAAGAAGAAAAGAAAGAAAAGAAAGAAGAAGAAAACATCCAAATGTGGGTCTAACTAAACGTTGGTATAATTGTTGGGCGAATAAACTGGTGTAAATTTCATCGGCGTCGTCATGTTCATGTAAATATGCAAGTCGCCGAATTTTTTATTCGCGGGATACATTCCCTTGTTTTCAAATACACTTTTTTCGCTGATTAAAAATATTTCCAAATATTTTGCCGCATCTGCCACGTTATAAATGTACTGTGGAAGACCAGAATCGTTCATTGGTGCAGACCCATAGTGCGCGTGTTTTTCGTCTAGGCCAATTCCATAGGCGATTAACTGGGGAAAAATAGAGTGAAACAACCGCAAATCTTGCGTTGGATTTCGCAGCGTAGAGCTGGTGAATTGATTGGCGGCGGTTAGAGACGGTCTCAGCCATCTAAACCCAACGTTGGCACCGCACTGAGGATTGCACGCTTTAGTAGCACACAAGTCTTTGTATATATTCTTGGCAGACGGCATGAAACACCTGCCGTAATCAATGATTTTTGCAATATAGTACGATTTAAACGTGAAAACAGAGCCGTCCTGCATGTGGTAATGAAACTCAATGAATTTTCCAGGGGCAGGCTCGTACAGCATGACGTTGTTGGTATGCAGGTCGTTGTGCACAAACTCCTGGGTCAAACGACCAAGGGGCAAATATACCTGTGCCAAAATAACCAACGTTTCGATGTTTGGTAATTTTCCCGTTTTGTAGTGGTCGTAAAACGTCTTGGCGTTTTTTATGTGCTGAATTAGTATGGCCAAATACTGGGATATCTGGCACACCATGACGTAGTTTTGTTCAAACGATTTCGTCGATTCGCTAGAGTGAATGAGTTGCAGCGACTGTTTGAATTTGGCCACGTCTGTGATGATGTTGCTTGTTTTCGCCCATTCATACACATAGGGGTCTTGGTATCCGTAAAATCCATACGTTTCCACAAAACAGGGAAACGACCTGGTCCATTGGTTCACTTGCAGCCCCACCATGTATTCGTAAAACAAATTATCCGCCCGCGGATTCTGCGACGATTTTAAAATGGCATTGGCACTGTATTTTTGGTGCTGGTAGTTGATTTCTTTAATGAATCCATTTGCGCTGACTGCCCCAATTGACCTGATTGGCGGAACCACGTAATCGAATTGGCTAAAATGGTTAAAAAATACCTTGATTTTCTTGTTTTCAATGCCAAACGCAATGCAAACACCCGAATCGGAGCAAATGTTTTGCAAATAGTGCGACCGACGGCGATGCTGAGTGTGATTCATGAACCGACCAATTGTTTGGCTGGGAGTTGACTTTGGTTTCAATAGTTTGGTTGCTGTCGGGTCATCCGTTGTTGATGGCACACTTTTATTGGCGCGCTTTACCGTCGTACTTTTATTATTGGAAAATGCAGCCATATTTTTTCGCGTTGTTGGCGATGGACTTTTACTTTGTGTTTTGTATTTGGATAATGTGGATGCGCTTTTACTTTTACTTTTTGCGGATGCATTGTCGGTGCTTTTGCTCCAATCCAAAGAACTGAGCATCTTGTACTAACACAACATAAAAAATAAAAATTATAAAGAGGGTTAAGCAACAGACATGTATCCTGAGCAAACCATCGGATTATTTTCAGTTTGTAATTGATTGTCGTCATAGATGGCATCCAGAAAAATACACGCATATTTTTTCTCATTTTTTAAATAGTTCAATTGTTTATTTGATTGGACCAACCTTTTTCTTTTTTTAGCATAAATAAGACATAGCTTTTGAACGGATTGTCGCTGAATCGCGGCTAAATTTCTATTTTTATGTTTTAGATGAAAAGAAAAAGAAACATTCATATATTATCGGTTTATTTTTTGATTTTTTGATTTTTTGATTTTAATTTTTTGTTAGTTATGCTAAATTGGGCAACAGATAGGTCGAGTTCAGGTAATCGATTTCGCGCATTATCCAGTGCCGCGGCAATACCTCGGCCTTTTCGCCAATGTCTTCCATGTAATCGAGTCGCTCCGTGATTGGTCCCGCATAAGACAGCATGTACGACTGAGATGTGTCGACTTTGGTCTGGGGACGTGTGTGGGAAATGTAATAGCTGCGCGTTTCGCTGCATTCATACAGGTTAGCCACAGAACTGTACGTGGGGTCTTTGTGGTGAATTCCTTGGATAAATTTATACACCATTGTTTATTGTTGTTTATTTATTGGGAATATTTTCATATTGTTTTTTTAAAAAAAATTATCTGGTTAGTATAATACAACCGATAAAAAGAAAATCATGAGCAGTGCTAAAACATGTTTATTGTCACTGGATACGCTGAAAACAATAGGCCAGGGTGCATTGGGCGCCATGACTTTTGGAGCATATGCTCAATTTCACAACAACCGAATGATGGAACTCAACAATGAAAATATAAAAACATGGAATAAACACAGAGACGCGGAACATGCACGCGACATGAATGAACACACACGCGAAATGAATATATTGGTTGAAAAAATCAACAAGTTGGAAAACGACCAAAAAAGTAAATGGTGGTAATGTCGCTTTTATGTTTTTTTATAAAAAATGAAATAAAATTATCTGGTTAGTATAATACAACCGAAAGAAGAATCATGAGTAGTGCTAAAACATATTTACTGTCACTCGATACGCTGAAAACAATGGGCCAGGGTGCATTGGGCGCCATGACCTTTGGAGCATACCATCAATATACCACCAACAAAATCATGGAATTAAACAATGAAAAAATGGCCCTGCAAAATAAATATTTTATAGACCAGCAAAAACAAGAAATGAACGAATTGAATGGAAAAATTGACAAGATGGAAAAGGACCGTAAATGGTGGTGAATCAGGTCAATTTTATTTTGTCAAGTCAATTTTATTTTGTCAAATTCCTTGGATTGTCGCTGGCAATTTGGGCACGCCTTTTTTAGTTCGCACATTTGGTTATAGCATTCGTCAAAAGTAGTACCAGTAAACGTGGACGGCTCATGCGAATGATTGCACACGGTGGTTGTTTCACGATATACGCATATGATATCTATTATCTGATGCAAGATTTGCTCTTCTTTTTCCATGTTTAAATTCACGACTAACGAGCGAATCATTTGTTCATGAGTTTGATTGGCAAGATTTGTTCTAAATTGCGATTTTATTTCGGCAATAATGCTGTCTGGAGTAATGTGTTTTATTTGACCTAATTTGGAATAAATTTCCTTGAGACGGTCTTGAATGAACGACATTTCGGTTGAATTTAATTTTTTGTCGTAATACTCATGCGGAATATTTTTACCCCAACTGTGGTCACATAATGAGTATTCTGTTAGAATAAAAGTGCTCGGGTCGCTGACTTCTGGTGTTGAATCCATTGTTGTTTTGTGGATGATATATTTAACTTGTTTTTTGAAATAAAAATAAAAAATAAGTGGTGATGAATTATACAACTATCTATTTATTTTTACCAATTTTGCTTAATTGTTAATGCGTCTTCTTTATTTATTTCCTTATTCGTTGCAACACAGCCTGCTTTTACCAATATTTTTGATATTTTTACACCTTTGGATATTTAAAACGCCGACTTTTGAAAAGTTTATGAAATTATAATTTTAGAAATTGTTACTCATTTATTAACTTTTTCTAAATAAAGTTAATAAAATACATAAATATTTTGGCATTTTAAATGTCCAAAGGTGTAAAACGCCGATTTAAAATTTATATTTATCAAATATTTCTTTGGTTCTATGAGTATTATTTACATTTCTATTTACTATATAATAAATTGGATTAAAATCTTTTGCGCTATCACTATCGTGATAAGTATTTAACATCATATCTAAATCATCATAACTTAATTTATGGGAAACAATTAAATCGTGCCAACTATTATGACATAATTGAACTTTTTTTATAAAATCAAAATATTTTTTTGGTATAAACATCATCATATCATTAACTCTAGGATGTTTTCCACATTTATGATGTGGTTTAAAACACACCGAAGGAAACAATATTTTATCACTATATGGATTAAAAATTTCTAAAAATTTATCTTTTAAGAATAAATCTATTCTCATACACAATATAAAATCATAATTATTTATATTAGTAATTCTATCAATACAATTATGAATTAATTTAGTCTGTCCTATTAAATTTTCGTAGTATTTACTATCAACTAATACAGATTTATATATTTCATTAAGAGAATTATTAAATTTTGTTATATAACTATTTATACTAACTTTCATATTAATATTTTTTTTTTTTAAACTTTCTATAAATTTTATATGTGATAATGCAGCATTAATTTGTTGTTCATATGATTCTTCACTACCTCTATTACGATTTCCCTGTCCTCCTAATCTAAATGATTCACCAAATAATATTAATAATGAGTTCATTTGACTGATATATATATATATTATTTTACATATTTGAATCAATATATTACACCTTTGGACAATTAAAATGCCTAAATATTTATATATTTTTATTAACTTATCCTAAATAAAGTTAATAAATGAGTAATAATTTATAAAACAATAAATTCCTAAACTTTTCAAATTCGGCGTTTTAAATGTCCAAAGGTGTAAATAGTTTTCATAGTTTTCTTTATTACACGTCGTTATACAATCTAAACAATAATCTAAAATATTCTTTCTTGACCTTCCGAATGTAACGTTGAAGGTCGAATTAGCACCCAAATCGATTAATTGTTCAACAAGCTTTACATCTGTGTTTACCAATGCGTAATATAATGGAGTTTTACATCTAAATCCCATACTATTTGGGTCTGCACCATGATTTAACAGATATTGTGTTATTTCATTTTGTTTATGTGTTATGGCCAATGATAATATATGGTGTTCACTATCTCCAGAATTTACCAGTGAAGATTCATTTTCAACTAATATTTTAATACCATCGAGACTTCCACCAATAATGGACGCTTTGCATAAGCTTTCACAAGATACATCTCCATTGCCTCTGTGGCACATAAAACAACAATCTGAAATCGTTCCATCGTTTTCAATGTATGCCTTTAAATTAAAAGAATTGCCATCATAAAGCTCTCCAATGATTTGCTTGAATTTTTCCTCATCTTTGCAGTGAAAATCAAAATCACAATAATAGTCAAATTCGGAATCCCACGTCATTGTATCGTCTGATATCTTTCTTTCACAGCTATAAACATTAAAATTGTAAATCATTTTTTTTTGAAAATTCCGAAAATAATTAAATAAAAAATAAATGTGCATCGCGTTAATTTATACAGGACATTGCACCTTATTTTTTTCTGCTAAGTTAGTAAAGCGCTGAACGGCCCAGCGGTCAATCCACCACTGACTAATTTTTTCGGCGGATTTTACATGCTCATTATATTTGGGACATAAATGAATCGGTTTTTTTCCAAGCAATATGTCTTTGGAATTGTAACTAGTGTAGCCGAAGTAAATTCCTTTTTTATTAGACTGTAAAAAGTCTTCCTTGGAAATGTTGAGTTTATTAAACGCGTCTCGAAGAATTACAAATTTTTTTCGTAGAGGATAATCACGGTGATATTCTTTTTTCAAATAATCAGCACATATTTTTGTAACTTCGGAAGGAATATCTTTCACACTATTTCCTTTAGTAAAACCAATAAATTTTAATGATGGCAGTCGATCATATTGAATAGATTTTCCATACAAAGATGTAGTAATTATTCCCAACAAACTATCGTCGTATTTTTCTCTGTAATATGTCATTATTTCTAAACTAAATGCAAGAGATGCCATCAACTTACCGCCGTTGAAATTATATCCAAATGGTTGAAGTGGAACACATGTGCTAATATTCATGATGTTGTTTAATTTAGTTTCCTTGTCTTGAAATGACCAACCAATATGCCGATCACGTTCTCCTAAATTATACACATCACTACTTAAACTAATAATTCCCAAGTATTTTTCAGAAGTCAAATCTTTCACTAATATATGAAACTGACGACCAATGAGTTTTGCCGTGTCTGGTTTTTTTAAACTAGAAACATTGCGTCTATAATAATTCCAAATATCTCGTTGGTCCTTATTTTGAACAAATTCTAAATGCACCCTTATAGCTTGCACACTTTGAATATCACAACCATGATACCCAAACGTTAAATCATTATAATAATCTTTGCTGTGAAAGAATCGTTCGTGACGCATTGTTTTAACAGTTGTGTTTTGACATAAACCGATAATTTGTTCCACAATTGACTGACTGCCATTGCTTATATTTAAAATACGAAACTTATAAACAGACAACAGCTGGCCAAAGAAATCGGTCACGGGCATGACATTCTTCATTAAATTGCACGTTTTACAACATGGTGTTACATTTTCAAAAATATATCCGATGGTTGAGTCAATTCGGTCAATACCTCGAGCACCGTTATTTCCAATTGAATTATTTTTACAATAAGTGCATGGTTGAGAAATAATATAATTATATTTTGGTTCGGTTAATTCGCAGTGAATTTTACGAGATTTTGTATCTGCAACGAACCGATTATATGTAGCATTCTGAGAAAATTGAAATAAATGTGTATAATCTGAGTTTGGAATTTCATCAATGCGTCCGTTGGCCGACAATAAATATTGGACAATTTCTAAAAAGTCACTTACTGAATACGAGCCTTTTAATATATTGCAATATTTGCAACATGAAACGCAATTATCTTCGGTGTACTCTTTGGATGAATCTACGCGGTCAATTCCATTGAATACAACCAACATGTCGCAGTAAGCACATTTAGACTGAAATAATTTCCTTGCACATTCGTCACTTAAATTCCATATTTTACCTCTTCGGTGTGCAGATTTTTTATATTCGGTTATTTTTCGTACTAATGTACCTTCTTCATTGCGTGGATTGCGATTGTGTTCATTTTTACAATATGTATTATAGCATTCTAAACATTTATCATTTGTAACGGCATTTGAATCGCATGATTTGTTACAAGTAACACACAATTTTGTTTCTGTGTGACTGGAATTGTAATCTAATGCAGTTGAACGTTTGGTTTGATTGAGTTTATTTTCATTTGCCTGTTCTTTGTCTCGACATTCTCTGCATGATTTGGTAGTTTCATCAATAGTTTCAAAACAACCACGAATCCAATTTTTACAGACGTATTGACCCGAATCAGTTAATTCTTTCCATCGTTTATATGTTTGGTGATTTTTACAATATGTATCATTATTGAGAGACTGATAAGGACATGGAGTCTTTTTTTGAGTAAAACCTTGGCATTTTACAACCACTTTATTTTTTTTGTCTTTTCCGCGGTTGATAGTTCCGCGGGTTTTGCATTTATCGCATTGTTTTATTTCTTTATTTTCTGGTTTAAACATATTTTTGCAGCCGGAACATTTGTGCAAATGTGGAATATCTTCTGCGGTAAAAATTCCATCATATATTGAGTGGCGTTTGCAAAATATACAATTTTTCGATACAGTTTTCCAGGGACAAGCTTCTCCCTTTTGATTTGGCCAAACGCACATGATTTTTTCAGATTTCTTTGCACTTTTATTCATCTTATTGATGGCAATTAATTGTAATATTTAAAATCATTTTTATTTAATTATTTTGCGAAAAAATATTACAATTCAAATTTTGCGGTTTATCACAAACATTTAAATTTGCTGCCAAGCGTTTTAAAATAACAATCATTGTAAAATACTTGTTTATCCAACGATTTTGCCAACGTTTTATCGCTGATTCGCAATGTTCTAATGCAATCATATTTGCAAATGAATTCTTTGACCATATTATGTTGATTGTCATATTGCCCAATACCATCTTTATACAAAATCGGCTCTCCTCCATTTTTTTCAACAAACGCATTTTTTAGGGTTGTGTTGCACGTATCATATAATATATAATAAAATCCCTTTGATGGTGTAACTCTTTTCACATGAAGGTCTAACGCAGAATCGGATTCGTATTCGTTAAAATGTGCTGCTATTTTTCTATTCAAATAGACATTTATTATCTCTGTTTTATCCAAGTTTAATTTAGCAATATAGCCCAGATTTTGCGATTTGGTGTATTTTGTGGGCGCTATGGCAGCAGAAATAATAGTTGGGTCCAAATGTCTCTCGACCAACAACCAACGAAATCCACAATAAATGGTGCTTTCCACAACGGCCTTGTTAATGCTTACCCTTTTGATGGCACAATTTTCCTTCATAAGTTCCGACACACTTTCATACACAGTCACTAATAACATCGTTTCGGGATGTATTTTTTGCAACCGCGGTCCAACTGTGGGCAAAGGTTGTCCGAAATTGGTGGTAGTTTTTGTCTGCAGTGAATTCAATCGCTCAACAATGGTTTTGTTTGTTTTTTCCAAATTATCAATTTTTCCAGACATTTGCTTTATGATTTCAGATAGTTGAATTATATTTGAATTTAATGATTGAATGAGAACATTGTCATTGTTGTCGGTTTTCATTTTATTCATGATTTTGAGGTTTTCGTTTTCTAATTTTATTTTTTCAATTTCGTGGTTGTTAAAATGATTAATGTTGTTGTTCACGAGTGTTAGCAATGTTTTATAGGATAAGTTTTTCCCAATAAGAAACAATTCCAATTCAGTTTCGTGTCCTTTTAAATCACACACTTTGTTAGGTCGGATTAGTTCATTATCTTTTACAAACGATTCAAAATCTTTGCTTTGGTTGACCGAAAAACAATCCAACAAAAGACATTCGTCGTATTTGATTTTGTGTTCGTTGTATCTATCTTTAATACCTCTTCTGCTTTCACCAACCTTTACAATGTACTGGCCATTGTCCAGAGTTTTGATTTTTATGATGTAAAAAATGCAACCACTCGTCGCATATTCATGCAATAAAATGCTTTCTCTTTCCAATATTTTTTGTTGGTCCAGTTTGTCTTTTAATTCTTTATTTTTTTTGTCTTCCAGCTGGAGAAATTGCTGTTTCAATTCATCACTTTCTTCCTTTATAATTTCTTGTAAAATCTCTTCCAATTTAATGAAATATTCATGTATTTCATCTGCTTTTTTCGTTCCCGCTTTTAAACAAAACCGTTTGAATGTGTTGATATTTAACATAATTATTTCTTTGTTGTGACCACCTCTCATATTTGTTTTGCCTGTTGACAGAGCAATATTAGGACGGCATGGTAAAATTTTATAATCTCGGTCCACAATGAATTGTTTTTCAAGTAAATATTTTGCGTTAACTTTTTTTCCAAAACTTAGCCACTGCCATACATCATCCAAATCAATGACAAAATCATTCTTGTAATCATAGTTCAGATAACAATAAAAACTAGCCAAAAACATTTGTTGTTCATAATTGTTAAAATTGTCCTTTACCTTTTCGATTAATTTTGACTGATAATTACCATTCATCTTAGTAATTGGGTTGCTTTCAATAAGATTTACGATATCCATGCTTATATTAATATATATAACAAGTTCTTTTTAAATGCTTTTTTCTAAAAAAGCAAAAAAACAATTAATTGTTTGCTCCTGAACCTTCAGGAGCAAACAATTAATTGTTCAAGGCTTATATGATTCTTTGCTTCACCTGGCGGAGAGGCAATAATCAAAAATACGCCATATATAATGATTTTTGGTGGAATATTTTTCGTTTTTTACACGTCTCATATAAAATATTTTTAAATGAGAAAATAAGACACGATTGTGTCAGTGATAAGTATATACACAATAATGCGTTTCGCATTATGCTTAGTTGGAGTAGGCCAAACCACCCATGCCACTCATAATTCTCAGCACGTTGTAGTTGGTAGCATACACACGCACCTTGGCAGTTTTAGTCCCCTCGACCGTGGCATTCGACAGGACAAGCTGCAGGGTAGCGTTGTCGATACGCGAGAAGTTGCACGTGCCGCTCGGCTGGTATTCCTCAGGGCGCAGGGCAAAGGCGTACACGTTGATGCCCTCATCGGGAGAACGCGTGTGGGCCTGGTAGGGCTGCACCCACGAGAAGTAAGTGCCCTCACGCTCGGAGAAGCGGTCCTGGCCGTTGAGCTGCAGCTTGGCAGTGACCACGGGGTTGAGGCCCCAGCAGTGCATGTCCAGAGAGGTCTCTGTGAGCACAAAGGTGCCAGCGTCGGACACAGACGAGCCGTCAAGACTGGACTGGTTGGCGAGGGAGGCGAGGGTGGCCATGGTCTGGGGGTCGAGGCCCGAGTTGGCCAGGTCGGCGGGCACGTGGCCGAGGCCGCCAAAGTTGGGCTCGTTCATGGCGTTGTCGGGGTTGGACCAGTAGCCAGTTTGGTTAGGCTGCAGGGAGTAGTCGAGGGCGCCCGCGTCGTTAAACATGCCCTGCTGGTCGATGTACTCGTTCTTGCCAGCCACCGCCTGGGGTCCGCCAAACGCGTGGATGGCGTTGGGAAGCGCGTCGAGGGCGTCGGTGTAGTTGAAGGGCTGGGCGCCCAGCACCTTGAAGAGCATGCTGTCGCACACGAGGGACGAGCAGTAGTCGACGTTCTGATCGGGCTGCACGACCCAGATGAGCTCCTTAACGGGGTGGTTAAAGTTCAGCTTAATCTTGTTGGACGAAGAGCCCACAGACTCGTCGCCCGTGAACTGCAGCTGCGAGATGAGGTACTCGTGGGGCTGCTGGGCGAAGCGTCTGCGCTCGTCCGTGTCCAGGAACACATAGTCGACGTACAGAGACGCGGCGACCAGAGACTGGTTGTAGGCAATGGCGGCGGGGACAGGTGTGCCAGCCTTGAAGTTGGTGGTGGTGCCGTTGGTCGTGGTGGAGCAACTGAGCGTGGTGACGGCCCACAGGCACTCGTCGATGGGGCGAATGTCCAGGTTGATTTTGACTTCGTGATACTGCACTTCACGAAATACCCTACCTTTCGGTATATTTACGGTTTTGACTGCATCATCTTTACAGTAGGCGTTATTGTCGCCTTTGCTTTTCAGCATCGGCGACTCGCCTTTAACCAGGGAATAGACTATATCTTAAGTTATCATCTGTGTGGATTAAACACATCAAACCCAATACCATTTAGTCGTTGAACCTTATTCATAGCCTTATCATAACGGCCTTAGAATCTTGGCTGCGGATTGTCGATTTCAATGCAACTTTTGTCATGGTTGCATATCATACGGGGCATTTTTACCATACCTGAGTGCTTTTTTCTCAGCCACTGTAAACTTTCATTCACAGCTTGGTAGCCCTCGTCTTTACGAGTTCCCCGAACAATTTGGAATTGTCGCATCTTGTGTAAACCAATCCAATCATTTAAGATTTGGACCAGCTTAGCAACAAGACACTAGCATCTGGGGAAAAAGATTTTCATCTAATTTCTGAGCCCCGAACAAATTTTCCCTAAAATAGTTCTCAGATATTTCAGGTTGGATACTTTTCTGCCCTGCAGGTGTTAAGGCAATAAGAGGAAGGGCCAGACCAGGGTTGGTGCAAAACCAAAACTGGAGGGGCACGTAGAGGGTGGTCTCGGGAAGGGCATTGCGGGGAGCGCACACCTGGCGGGGCGCAAGGGAGTCGCAAGGGCCATCCACCTCGGCGAAAGAGGGGTCGGTGATGAAGGTCAGCTGGGTGGTGTTGCCAATCATCTTGAAGTAGCCACGCTCCTGCTCGGAGGTCATGGTAAGCTGATTCCAGATATGCATCCAGTCACCGTACTGGCGGTCAATGCGCTGGCCGCCAATCTCCACCTCCACCTGGGCAATCAACTGCTCACCAGGAAAGTCCAGCCAGCGAGCATAGACACCGTTGCCCATGCCAGCGGCGACGGACGCGACACCCATAAGCTGGTTAATCTCGGGGAGAGTCACCTGCAGGTAAGTGCGGTAAGCCAAATCGCCGTTGCGGCTGATGGTGCACTGCACACGACGGCCGAAATCAGCCTGACCGTTGAAGGTCTGCTCGATCGACTCAATCGCAAAGTTGGTGTATCTGCGATACGTCACCTTCCAAAAGGTGATCTGGGGGTTGCTGGTGAGGTAAACGTCCTGGGCGCCATAGGCGACAATCTGCAAAAGTGCTCCAGCCATGGTAATATTATCTTCCTCAAATATGTTATAAATATGAAAAAAGAATACAATTCTGGCTCGCCTAGATAATTCGCGCGTTTCAAAAAAATGCGTAAATTGGGAATGAATTATCTAGGCGAAATTCCTGAAAAAAGAAAATAAATAATGCAAGACTTCGACATGATAATTCATGTTGGTGTTTTTTCAAATTATGATATTTTTTATTTTTTGTAAAAGTTAAAATAAGTGGATACAAAAAGAAGGCATGGTGACCAATACAAACAATAATACAAGGGAAACCGACGCGGCATTTAATAGTTTGCAAGAAAGAAACAGCCAGACGCTGGCCAATATCCAGAGTTTGCAGGAGAGCGAGCAAGAGTTGTATCAAAAGTTGGACGACAATACCATTTCGACGGAGCAGCGGACGCGCATCGTCATGAAAATCAACGAAATATCGCAAATGCGGCTGAATTTGTACGAAACATTAAAGGATATTTACGAGAATTATGGGACGAATGTTACGAATGCGGCGACGCTGAGCAAGCAGCAACTGATGGCGGCGAAAATAGTGGAAAAGCAGCTGAACGAGTCCAAGGTTCGCATGAACGCTTTGGACCTGAAAAAAAACAATGCGCTGCGAATGGTGGAAATCAACACGTATTACGGCAAGCAGTACAATGCTCAGGCGCGCATCATGAAAACGATTGCGATTGGTTGCATTCCGATTGCCGTGGCGTCGTTGCTGGCGAATAAAGGAATTGTTTCGGAAAAAATATATGCATTTATCGTGGCAATCATTTTAGTGGTGATAATGCTCATGGTGGGGCGGCAATACATAGACATGCGAAACCGCGACGACATGAACTACGACGAATACGACTGGTATTTTAACGCATCGACCGCCCCAAGTTCTACGGCTGCAACAGGTGCAACGGGTACTGGCGAGGACGAGGTGTGGGCGAGCGAGCCAGAGGCAACCTGCACGGGGGCGGCGTGTTGCTATGAGGGAAGCAGGTTTGACGAGGGGTTAAACGTGTGCGTGGCGAATTAATTAATCCATGTCCATGGGTTGTTCTGTTTGCTCAATTAATTCGTGGTATGCCTTTTGTGTTTGATGGAATTCAAAGTATTCACCTTGTTCAATAATTTCTTCACTTGTTAGTTCATCCATTATTTCTCTGGATTTTGTCATGTAAAAATCATTTTTTATCATGGTTTTTATCCAGCCTTTTAATTCTCGGATTTTACATGGAAAATCGGACAATGTATGTATTATATACTTTGCGTTGGAATAATTGGTGGTGGTATCCGCATTTAGGGTCATGATTATGCTGCAATCTTCTCGCAACGCAGTTTCCATCTGTTCGAGTTGCGGTCTGGTGAAACAAATCGTCATTTCACTTTTTCTTTACAAATGATAAACTAGCACATTCTATTTTATTTTTTTTAATATTTAGGCAATTGCTTTATTTATTATTTAATTTCATTTCAAATAAATAATAATATATGATTATAATAATATGTCTAGGGCGTGGATTGCAAGAAGTGCGGCTAATGGCTATGTTGAAAATTTTTGCGATCCAAACGAGAGTTTGGGCAAGTGTTTAAACAAAAATAGAGGTGGAGGGGGGGGTGGCGGCCAAGGTCCGCCAGGCCCCCGTGGTCCGCCAGGCCCCCGTGGTCCCAAGGGAAACGATGGCAGTAACGGTTCCATTGGTCCAACAGGCGTGACGGGAGCAACTGGTGCGACTGGCCATACGGGTACAACTGGACCTACTGGCCATACTGGAGTAACAGGATCTACGGGTGCGTCTGGTACAACTGGCGCGACTGGTTCTACAGGCCATACGGGTACAACTGGACCTACTGGCCATACTGGCGTCACTGGGTCTACGGGCGCAACAGGAACGACTGGTTCAACTGGTCACACGGGTTTTACAGGACCTACGGGTCATACTGGTATAACTGGTGCTAGCGGAACGACAGGAGCAACGGGTTCCACGGGTCATACTGGGCATACGGGCGCGACAGGACCTACGGGTCATACTGGTATGACTGGTGCTTCAGGAACGACAGGAGCAACGGGTAGCACGGGGCATACGGGCGCGACAGGACCTACGGGTCATACGGGTATGACTGGTGCTTCAGGAACGACAGGAGCGACGGGTTCTACTGGGCATACGGGCGCAACAGGACCTACGGGTCATACGGGTATGACTGGTGCTAGCGGAACGACAGGAGCAACGGGTTCTACTGGGCATACGGGCGCAACAGGACCTACTGGGCATACGGGTATGACAGGTGCTAGGGGAAAGACAGGTGCGACGGGT